CATCGACGATGTCGACGACCTGGGCGTCTGGGTGCTGATCGACCCGACCAGCGGCGCGAACCTCTAAACGCGCCTTAACCGATTAACGCTACAGGAGCGATCAACATGGATCTGACATCCGCTAACCTGCAGGCCCTCTTCAAGGGCTACAACACCAACTTCCAGCAGGGCTTCAACTCGCTGGGCGAACAGGGCGCGCTGTATCAGCAGTACGCCACCGTGGTGCCGTCCACCACCGCTGTCGAAGTCTACCCCTGGCTGAAATCCCTGCCGCGCATGCGTGAGTGGCTGGGCGATCGCTTCATCCATTCGCTGGAAGGCGCCGACTTCAGCATCAAAAACCGCAAGTTCGAGCTGACCGAAGGCATCGAGCGCGACGCCATCGAAGACGACACCTATGGCCTGTATGGCCCGATCTTCGAGGAGTTCGGCCGCTCCAGCCGAGAGCATCCGAACGAGCTGGCAGTCGAGGTGCTGGAGAAGAACCCGACCTGCTTCGACGGGCAGCCGTTCTTCGATGCGGACCACCCGGTACTGGATGAAAAGGGCGAGGTCATCTCGGTCACAAATGACATGGGCGGCACTGGCCCGGCCTGGTACGTCATGGATCTGAGCCGCGCAATCAAGCCGTTGGTGTTCCAGCGCCGTCGCGACTACAGCTTCCGCGCCATCACCAATCTGAATGACAGCGAAGTGTTCATGAAGGACAAGTTCCTCTTTGGCGCCGATGCTCGTGTCAACGCCGGCGCCGGCCTCTGGATGCTGGCAGTGCGCTCCAAGCAGGACCTGACCCCGGAAAACTACAAAAAGGCCCGCGAAGCCTTGCAGGCTATGAAGGGCGATTACGGCCGCCCGCTGGCCGTGCGCCACACCCACACCATGGTGCCGAGCACGTTGGAAGGCGCTGCCCGCAAAATCCTGAAGAACCAGCTGGCCAGTGGCGGCGAAAGTAACGAATGGATGGATACCTCCCAACTGATCATGAACCCCTGGCTGGCAACTGCCGGATAAAAGCCGGTAGCGCTGCTGCCCAATGAGTTGGAGCGGGTTGTTCCTGCAGCCCGCTACCTGACAAAGCGAGAGGATATATGAAATGCCGATTCGTATTAGTTCTGCAATCAATGGTTTCCGACGTGCTGGCGTTGCTCACCCAAGTAAGCCGACCGTGTATCCAGACGGCTTTTTCTCTGACGACCAGATCAAGCAGCTCAAGGCGGAACCGCGCCTGGCGGTGGAGTTTGGTGACTTTGAAACAGCCGATCCGGCAGGTGCGGGTATTGATCAGGAAGGGGCCCTGGAGCCGGACAGCGTTTCTGACGGCGTGACTGATGGCGATCTGGATGACGCTGTTGAGCAGGATGACGCACCGCAGACCCCGGACGAGAGCAATGGTCAGGTCGATCGGGATGACGCCGTGGAGTCGGATAGCACGCCTGCTGCCGTCACCGAAGGCCATATCGATGGTGTGGTGGAGCCGGACGGTACTCAGAAATCCCTGGAAGAAATGGACGAAGAAGACGTTCGCCAGCTCGGAAAGGATCTGGGTATCCGCAGCTACCACAACATGGGACTGGACAAGCTGATCGAGAAGATCCGCGCAGAAAAGGTCCAGGTACCGGCTGAAGGCGAGGTCTGAGCATGCCTTACATCACCCTAACTGATCTGACCCAGCGCTTTGGCGAGGACGAGATCTTGTCGTTGACCGATACCGGTAGCGGTGAGATTGGCACCGAGCTGATTGATCGTTCGATCGAAGACGCCTGCGGTGAGATCAATGGCTACGTTGCAGCAGGTGGTTACGCCGTGCCGCTGACACCGGTGCCCAGCATTATCAAGGCATATGCCTGCGATATCGCCCGCTACCGGCTGTACGACGAATCCGCCCTGGAGCAAGTTAGCAAGCGTTACGACGATGCGATTAAGTTCCTGCGTGCGGTAGCCAAGGGTGATGTATTGCTGGGCATCAGTACCACCAGCCCCGGTACAGCTGAGACCGCCGGCAGCGTGCAGTTCACTACTGCTGATCGGGTAATGCCCGGAGGAGGGTTCTAATGCTGACGCTCACCGATGACTATCTGGCCGCCGAACCCCACTTGATTGAGCTGCTGGAACAGGTGGAAGGCATCCGCAAGGCCTACAGCAGCACCGATCTTGCCGAGATGAAAGAGCGCAGTCAGGTCACCCCGGCGGTGCATGTGATCTACCGGGGCGATCGGATACCACTGCAGGCCCAGGGCGGAGCCGTTGGCCACGTTACCCAAACCTGGGCAGTGGTGCTGGCCATCAACCTACGCCAAAAGGAGCGGGCCGGGGTACTGCTGGCCCGCTTGGTCAAAACCCTATCAGGCGTTGTGACGCCGTTAGGACCCCTCAACCGAGTTAACGCGCCACAGCCCAGCTTTCGGCCCGGCTTTGGCTACTACCCACTGGCATTTGAAATCAAATTCCGAACCCAAGGAGCACGATAATGAGCGGACTCTTGCTTGCCGGCGATGTTTACATTGATCGCTATTCCGACACCGGCGTATCCACTGGCCTGATTGGGCCGATTAACGTCACCAAATTGGCCCTGAACAGTCCATCTACAAAGGTCCAGCGTCCATCGAAGCGTAAGGATACTTACGGTCAGACGCTGGACTCGGTGACGCTGCCGCAGCCGACGACCCTTTCCATGGTGTTCGATGACCAGCCCGCTGATCTGCTGGCAATGGCCATGTTGGGTGATATCGAGGCAATCAATCAAGGCGGTGGCGATGTGACGCTGTCAGATATTTCCCTGCCGGCCGGTAACAAGTGGCTGAAACTGCCCCACGGCAATCTCGCTGAGGCAGGGCTGGAGCTGTATGAAAGCGATGGCACCACCCTGATATCGCCTGCTGCCTACGAGGTTAACTATGCCTTGGGGATGATCCGCACCACACCAGGCGGTGCGAAAGAGTCTGACACCGCATCAGCGGCAAAGATCTCGTACACCTACAACGCCATCACCGGCACCCGCATCAATGCCGGCACCCGTTCCAAGATCGATATGCGGATCTTTCTGGATGGCAAAAACCTGGCTACGGGCAAGCCCTGCAAGCTGGAAGTGCCAAAGGGTTCGGTTGCTCCGACCGAAGCTGTGGATCTGTTCTCCAGCGAGTTCGTCAGCACCACGCTGGAAGGCGATGTGATCCTGCTGGATGGTGAAAAGGCGCCTTACTACTTCGACGAAGAAGACGCCTGAACCTGACCTGATCCACCCGGAGGGCACCCGCCCTCCGTTGCCGTTTAACCTCCATTAATCCACGCCGGGTGCCGCCATGAGTGCCAAAGACCTTGCCCTTAACCTCCTCATCAAAGCCAAGGACACGGCCAGTGGTGTCGTGCGTAGTTTCAGAAAGGAGGTAAAGGACTCCGGCGCGGCCGCTGAAGAGTTGGATCGCGAGCTTGATGATGTGGATGCTGGCATCAAGTCTGCGGGTAGTAGTTTCAATAAGACAGGTGAGCAGGTCGGTCAATTTGGTGAGGAGGTTGACCGTGCCCAGCGTGACACTCGAAAACTCCGGGATGAAGTCAATGACATCCCAAGTGCTGCACGCAATGCCGAAAAAGGTATCGGCGGCCTGACCCGCAAGCTGGTTGCCTTGGGTAGTACATATCTTGGCATAACGGCGATCAAAAACGCCATCATTGGCCTGATCAACACCGGCAGCCGTTTTGAGGATATGTCGGTTCAGATCAATACCCTGATGGGATCTATCGAAGAGGGTGAAAAGGCCACCGCCTGGATCAAAGACTTCGCGACCAAAACCCCCGCCGATATCGAAGGGATCACCCAGGGCTTCATCAAGCTAAAAGCCTTCGGCATCGACCCGATGAACGGCAGCTATCAGGCAATCATCGATCAGACCGCAAAGCTAGGCTTCAGCCAGGAGAAGATGGAAGGGGTGATCCTCGCTCTGGGCCAAGCCTGGACCAAACAGAAGCTGCAGGGTGAAGAGGCACTGCAGCTGATCGAACGCGGGGTGCCAGTGTGGGATCTGCTCTCTGAAGCCACCGGTCGCACTGCCGTCGAGCTGCAGAACATGGCCAGCAAGGGCCAGTTGGGCCGTAAGGAAATCGAGCTGCTGATGAAGGCCATGGGGGAAAACTCCAAAGGCGCAGCTGATGAGGCCATGAAGACTTGGACCGGCCTGGTCAGCAACCTCAAGGATATGTGGCTCAACTTCGTCAATGACATAAACGAAGCTGGCGTACTTGACTACATGAAGCAGCAGTTGAAGGAGCTGCTGGATCAAGTGAATGCGATGGCTAAAGATGGGAGGCTTAAACAGTATGCCGAATCTATAGCCAGTAGCATCATTACTATTGCCAGTAGCTTGAAACAGTTCATGGCAAGCGTCGTTGGTGATTTTGAAGGCAGTATCCGTGCAACTGGGGCAATGATCGGTGCTCTCAAGATTGCAATAAATGGTTTTACTGCCGGCGTTAAAGTCATTGGCATGGGCGTATCTGCCTTTTTCAGCACCACGCTTGAAACTGCTGCGAAAGCCATGGATCTGGTACCTGGGTTCAGTGAAACTGCTGAAAAGCTCCGTCGTGAAGCAAAAGCGATGGAAGCGGTCAGTCATGAGTTTAAGGAGGCTCTCAAGGAAGACTCAAACGATATCCGTGATGCTTGGAAGCTGCTTAACGGCGAGGCGTTTGATACAGCGAAGTCTGAGCTGGAAGGCCTACAGCAGGAATCCATCAAGGTGGGTGAGGCTGCTCAGGAAAGTGGGGAGAAAGCCGAAGCCGCCGGTAAAGCTATTGCTGAAGGTGCAGGTGCTGGCGAAGAAGCGACCAGAGAACTGAACCGTAGTCTTGAAGCATTAGGGGTGGATATCACCAAAATCGAAACCGGATTCTCTGAGGCTGGTCGTACCGCCCTGGATGAGTTTGCTGCCATCCAGGAAGAAATAAAGCGTACAGGTGCAGCTGCAGAGCAAGCCGCCGAGCTAACCAAAGCATCCTTCACAAA